AAAAAGCAAAAGTTGCTATGTCTGATGCACAACTTTTACACGCAGAGCGTCAAGCTCGTGGTGAGGAAGCTTACCAGGGAAAATTATTAGAAGCCCGTCAATCAGACTACAAGGACGAATTTGTCCTCGTGATTATTTCGGCGCCCATCATTGTGTTAATGTGGGCAGTTATGTCGGATGATCCGGCAGCTATGGAGAAAGTGAAGCTTTTCTTCGAATATTTCCAGTCGTTGCCATCATGGTTCACAAATTTGTGGATTTTGGTAGTGGCGAGTATTTTTGGGATTAAGGGAACTCAGATCTTCAGGAATGGTAAGAAATAATGCCTTTTAAATCAGAGAAACAAAGAAGATATCTCTGGAAAAATCATCCCAAGATTGCGAAAGATTGGACTGAAACCTATGGCAGTAAACCCGTAGGAAAAAAGAAAAAGAAAGGAAAGAAGAAACATGGCTCAAAATAATGAGTTTATTGTAATTCATAAATTACAAAGAGCAATCAAACAAAGATTGCAAGCTTTATCGTTAAGTGTTACGTCCGGAGCAGTTGACAACTTCGATAAATATAAGTATATTACTGGACAGATAGCGGCACTTGAAGGTGTCTTTCAGGAAATCTCTAACCTGCTAAATAATACAAAGGAGCAAGACAATGACGGAAAAGTTATTAGGATCGACAAAGACCGAAATTCCCAAGATTAAATTAGCATTAGAACCTGCATTAAAAAAGGCAGCTGAAGAAGCAGAAGCGAAACGTAATGTTCCGCCTGCTGAATCAAGTTTGCCTAAACCTACTGGCTGGAGAATTATGGTTTTACCTTTTCAACCAAAAGTTAAAACTAAAGGTGGAATTTTATTAGCAGAAGCAGCTTTAGAACGACAACAGATCGGAACGGTTTGTGGTTTAGTTTTAGGGATGGGACCAGATTGTTATCGTGATAAAAAACGATATCCAGAAGGTGCGTGGTGCAAGAAGGGTGAATGGGTAGTCTTTGCTAGATATGCTGGTTCACGTTTAAAAATTGAAGGGGGAGAAATAAGAATCTTAAATGAAGATGAGATTCTTGCAACCATACAAGATCCTGAAATGATCTTGCATGAATATTAACATAGGAAGGAACTATGCCAGAAGAAGCAACAAAACCTAGTCAAAAACTAGTCGATTTAGACACAAGTGGTGAAGGTGCCGAAGTTGAAATTAAAGAGGAAGGAAAAAATGAAGAAGTTATTGAAGTCAATACTGAGTCCGTTAACACAGCTGAGAAATCTGATGTCGGCTCTGATGTTCAAGAAAGCAAACAAGAAACGAAGATCGAAGAAAAAGAAGAAACGAAAAAAGAAGCGCAAGACGAGAAACTAGAAGAGTATAGTGATTCGGTTAAAAAAAGAATTTCTAAACTTACCAGAAAGTGGAGAGAGGCAGAACGTCAGAAAGATGCTGCTATAGACTACGCTAGAGGCGTAGAGACAAAAAGAAAGACTTGGGAATCTAAATATAAACATTTAGATTCAGCTTATCTTAAAGATTCCGAAACAAGAGTTAAAAGTCAATTGGATGCTGTTAAAGCAAAATTGGCTGCAGCTATTGAAGGAGGAGATACAGCTAAACAAGTTGAAGCTCAAACTGAATTGAGCACATTAACAACTGATGCAAATAGGATTGCTACAGAGAAATCAAGAAGAGAAACTTATGAGAGGGAAACCCCTCAAGCTCCTCCCTACAGAGAAGGAATGGCACGACCAACGCCAACATCTTTACCTCAAGTAGACGAGAAAGCTGAAACATGGGCAGAAAAGAATGCTTGGTTTGGTAAAGATAAACCAATGACTTACACTGCTTTTGAACATCATAAGGATCTTGTTGAATCTGAAGGTATGGATCCTACATCTGACGAGTATTATGCTGAGATAGACAAGAGAATGAAGCTTGACTTCCCACATAAATTTGGTAAAACTAATATAAATACGACTAAACCCGCTCAGACGGTTGCTTCTGTTCGCAGAGGTGTAAAACCTGGTCGCAAAACTGTGAGCCTCACATCTTCACAGGTGCAAATTGCAAAAAAATTAGGTGTGCCACTCGAAGAATATGCGAAACAAGTATTAAACACGGAAGGAGCATAAGCATATGGAAAACAATAAAACTTCTCGTGCGAGCGAAACAAGGTCTAAATCTGAAAGACCAAAAGTTTGGACTCCACCATCATCTTTAGATGCACCACCGGCGCCTGACGGCTTTAGGCACAGATGGATAAGAGCTGAGACTCTAGGTTTTGACGATACGAGAAACGTACAAGGAAGACTTAGAAGCGGATACGAATTAGTGAGAGCTGACGAATATCCGGATTCAGATTATCCTGTGAATAAAGACGGAAAATACGCTGGGGTTATCGGAGTTGGTGGCCTAGTGCTGGCTAGGGTACCCGAAGAGATCGCTAAATCTCGTGAGGCTTATTTTGCTGAACAAACAAAATCTGCCGACGAAGCTTTAAAACACGATTTAAATAGGGAACAGCACCCAAGTATGCCGATCAATCAAGATCGACAGACTCGTGTAACCTTCGGTGGTACAAAGAAGGACGAATAGTCTTTCTCGGGATAACAACCAATTCCCTACTATCGATTTAAATTAACCCGTCCCCTCGGGGACAAAGGAGTATACTATGGCAAATATAGACGCACCATTTGGTTTTAGACAAGTGGGTGGATTAGGTAGTAGACCAACTTCTAACGGTACTTCACAGTACAAAATTGCATCAGGACAAACTGCTGCAATGTATGCTGGTGATGTTGTATGTTTAGCAGGTTCTGGTGGATTAAAAGTAGAAGGCGGCACAACTGTGACTGCTGGACACGTAGGTCCATCTGAAACCGACGCTGCACGTAACGTAGGTATCTTTAACGGTTGTCTCTATGAAGATCCAACTACTAATAAACCAACCTTTCAAAACTATTGGCCCGGTGATGTAGCTGCAGCAGCAGATGCATTCATCTACGACGATCCTGATGACTTATTCGAAGTTCAGACGGCTGGAACTCACACTCAAGCAGTTGTGGGACAGGCGTGTGATATGGTTTATGCAGCAGGTTCAACAGTAACCAATGGTAGATCGAAAGAGGAACTTTTAGGTACAGCTAGTGCTAGCGGAATGTTCGCAGTTCTTAGATTGAGTGAAGACCCATCTAACAGCGACGTTTCAAGTGCTAATTCTAACTGGATTGTGAAGTTCAACACTGGTCAACACGTATACTTACTCGCAATCTAATAAGGAGATAAATTATGGCAATATCACGACAGCAGCTTATCAAAGAGCTAGAGCCAGGTTTAAACGCCTTGTTCGGTTTAGAGTATAAGCAATACGCAGATCAGACCAAAGACATCTACGCAACAGAATCATCTGACAGAGCTTTCGAAGAGGAAGTAATGTTATCTGGTTTTGGTGATGCAGCAGTAAAACCTGAAGGTCAAAACGTAAGTTTTGATACAGCTCAGGAAACTTACACTGCAAGATACACGATGGAAACAATTGCACTTGCTTTTGCAATCACAGAAGAAGCAATAGAGGACAACCTTTATGACAGACTTTCTTCTAGATACACAAAAGCTTTAGCAAGATCTATGGCGAGTACTAAGAATACTAAAGGCGCAGCTTTACTTAACAATGCGTTCACATCCGGAACTTTCGGAGATGGACAATTTCTTATAGTAAATTCGCACCCTACGTTATCTGGTAATCAAAGTAACTTGTTAACTAATGCAGCAGACTTAAACGAAACTTCTTTAGAAGCGATAATCATTCAGATTGCGCAAGCTAAAGATGAAAGAGGTCTTAAAATTGCAGCTAAACCGAGAAGAATGGTTCTTCCGGTCAACTTGCAATTCGTTGCAGAGCGATTGATGAAATCTCAAGGTAGAGTTCAGACAGCAGACAATGATATTAATGCAATCAAAAACATGGGAGCAGTTCCAGAAGGATATGTTATTAATAATTATTTAGCTGATGACGACGCTTGGTTTGTAATCACTGACGTACCTAACGGAATGAAACATTTCGATAGAGCACCGTTGAAAACTTCAATGGAAGGCGATTTCGATACTGGAAACGTTAGATACAAAGCTAGAGAGAGATACGCATTTGGATGTTCAGACTGGAGAGGAATCTTCGGAACACCTGGAGTGTAATCTTAAACAATTTATGTGGCGGAACACAGTTTCGCCACATTTACTAAATAGAAAGAAAAAATGCACAAATTCCTAGTACATATTAATGCTTACCAATATCTGGCTAAATTTGAAGTGTTAGCTGAAGATAATGTTGAATCTATTGAGAATTCAATAGTTGACAAACTGGGAGATAAGAGTATAAAATGGGAATATCTTGGAGAAATGATGAGTCCCAAGATGAACAGAATAACCTATGAGGAGGTTGTTGATGGTACAAGACCTGTACAAACAAAAAAGGTCCTTGGAGTTGAGGTGGCAGCTGGAGTATGAGCAAGAAGGAAAATATACTCTGGATATGGTCAAAATTGATAACGCTATTAGAGATGTTATCACTGAGATCAAAGCCGAAGAATCTAAAATTGCAGATAGAGAAAATGCAATTAGAAATTCTGCTCCAGAAGTTTCTGTGGCTACGTAGATAAACGCCACATCGTTGAAATCGTATATTTCTTTTGCGCCCTCTTGCGCTCTTTAAAAAATTAAGCTATAAATCACTTACTATACAAATTTAATAAAACTATAAATGTAGACGCGTATAGTCGACTGCCCTAGGGACTACATTTAAATATTCTAGGAGGAATATTATGGCAAACACAACGTTTAATGGTCCAGTTAGATCCGAAAAAGGATTTCAACAGATCAATAAAGCTGCAAACACAGGAGTTGTTACATCAAGGTTTATAGGAATGAAACCAGATTTAACTAGCTTAACAGCTACTGCTGTGGCAACATCAGGTACATTAACTTATGCGGCTAATGTAATTACAATTAATGATTACACAGGCGCAGCTGCTCAAGCGGTAACATTACCGGCAGCAACTGTAGGAACTATCGTAGTGCATCTTCAATCAAAAGATGTAGCGCATTCATCAGTTGCTACACTTAGCTTTGATTGTGCAGGGGACGATGTATTCAGAACTGGTTCAAAAATTGAAACTACTTCTGGTGCAGAAGTAACTATTGATACGTCTATCGCAGATGAAACTAAAATGACGTATACACCTGTTAATGCAGCCACTAATATATTTTCAACTGGTTGTTATGTGTATTTTACATGCTTTGAAAAAGGTATTTGGAATGTCGCTAGCGATTTAGGAAAATATACAACAGCTACTGCAGGAACTTTCCTGTTTGAAGCGTAATAGATAAAATTTGTGAGCTCCTTCGGGAGCTTGCAGAATAGGAGAAAAATTATGAGTACATACCCAGTAGATATAAAAAGTACTAACATTACCTCAGCTGGAGCGGGAACTATTTTTGCTGGCCCGTGTAGAATACTTGGACTTTATTATAATGGAAGTACAGGTGCAGGATCTATAGAAATTTTAGATGATTCTACTAGTCTATGCACGATTGCTTCAGGCACTGGAACTGTATATATGCAATTTCCAGGAACTGGTCTTCGTTGTCAAACAAGTGGAAAATGCACTTTAACAACTATTGACGAAGTTACATTCTTTTACGGTTAGGAGGATAAATGGCAACATCAGGAACAGTTGCATTTGAGCCTTCAATAACTCAATGTATTGAAGAAGCTTATGAGAGATGCAATGTACAATTGACATCTGGTTATAGCCTTAAGACTGCTCTTTTTTCACTTAACATTTTATTTTCCGAATGGGGAAATAGAGGTATACATTTTTGGTCTGTTTCTAATACTAATATTTATATAAATAGCGGACAGAATACTTATGATATTTATAAAAGTGCAGCGGCTAGAGGGTCAGATACAGTTAACCCTGCAAGATCGGACGCTTCTAGTACTTTTATTTATAATGCTACAGATATTTTAACTACTTCTTATAGAAGTGATGATGGAACAACTGATCAATCAGATATTATTTTAACTAAAATTGATAGATC